CTTCCTGGCGGCATTGACGATGCCGACCGCGCCCATCGTCTCCGTCTTGCCCTTCAACCAGTTGGCAAAACCGTCAATCCAGATGCCCGGGACGGCGCGCATCGAGTCCGAGATCATGCCCGAGCCAGGCAGATTAGCCATCATGGCGTTGACCGGGGCCTTGATGAAGTTCGCCACGGCCCCAATGGGGTCAGCGATAATCTTCCCCATCGTGTCTGCCGCGTCCTTAATCCAGTCCCAGCCGCCCCTCACGGCACCCCAGATACCACCATCCGCGTAGGCCGCGAACTTCACGCCCGTGTCCCCGCCGGGGATGTAGGAGGAGTGCGCCCTGGCGGCGGCGTTCATACGCGCCACAGCCTCGGGACCACCCACCGCACGCACCCACTCGGGGCGCATGATGGCCTCACCGCCGGACAGGGCGAGCGCTCCGCCACCATCCGGCGAGAAGAAGTGGTAGATGTCCCGGCCCGGCGTGTAGCCAGGCAGGACACCACCCGAGGCGTACTCAGCGATAGGCGAGACCGCCGGGAGACGGAAGGACAGGCCCAGCTTCTCAGCCATGCTGTCCGCCGTCTTCTTGATACCCGAGGTGTAGACCGTGTTAATGATGAAGTTGATGGGCTTGGCGACCACGGACTTGACCGAGTTCCAGATGTTCGCCACGCCGTCCTTCATCGACTGGAAGGCCGACTGGATGCCGCCTGTCACCGTCGAGATGATCGACTGGAGCGTGCCGCTCATCCAGGTTGCCACGTTGTTGATCGAGGTCTTGATGCCGTCCCAGATCGACGTGATGGCCGTCCAGAGTGCCTGCGCGCCCGCCTTGATGTTCTCCCACACGGTCGAGATCACGGGCAGCACGTAGGACTGGAACCAGCCCGTCACCGTCTGCACCGTCGTCTGGATGCCCGTCCACACGGCCTGGATGCCGTTCCACAGAAGCTCCGCGCCCGCCTTGATGCCCTCCCACACCGCCGTGATCACCGGGAGGACGTAGGACTGGAACAGATCGGCGGCGACCTGCACGCACGTCTGGATGTAGTTCCAGTACGCCTGGATGCCGTCCCACAGGAGGCCCGCCCCGGCCTTGATGCCGTCCCACACGGCAACGATCACCGGGAGGACGTAGGCAGTGAAGAAGTCCGCCACCGTCTGCACCGCCGTCTGGATGCCTCCCCACGCCGCCTGCATGTACTCCCACAGCGTGGCAACGCCCGTCTTGATGCCTTCCCACGCGGTCTGGATATAGGGCCACACGTAGGTCACGATGAAGTCCGCGATACCCTGGAGGATGGCCTTCCACGCCTCGATGTACAGGGCAATAGCGGTCACGACCACCCACACGGCAACCTTGATGCCCTCCCACACCGACTCAAAAACTGGCAGGAGGTAAGTCTTAAACCAGTCGATCACGGAGCCGACCGCCGACTTGATGCCCGCCCACATGCCGTCAATGAAGTTCCTGAACGTCTCGGACTTGTTGTAGGCGACGACGAAGGCCGCGACCAGCGCGCCGATAGCCACGACGATCAGACCGATCGGGTTCGCGTCCATAGCCGCGTTGAGCAGCCACTGCGCGGCGGTGTACGCGCCCGTAGCCACCTTGCCAGCCACCATAGCGCCCTTCTGCGCCACCCAGGCCGCCGTCGTGCGGCCAACCTGCACGCCCTGTTGCACGATGCTACGCAGGAAGTCCCCCGCGTACATAGCCTTCAGGGCGACGGTCTCCGCCAGGTCCCCGGCCTTGGCGACCTTCGCCGCCGTCCACGCCGACACCTGACCCCACACCTGGGTCGTCAGGGCGACAAGGCTCATGGTGCCCGTGACCGTCTTCCAGGCGATAAAGCCGCCCACGACAGACTCCAGGATCACCTTGTTCTGCACGAGCGCGCCGAAAAAGCTCCCGAGCACACCCCAGAACGGGGACGACACCACGCCGCCCAGGAAGTTCGCCACGCCAGGGATCACCGTCGTGGACAGGAAGCCCCAAATGTCCATGACATTATCCCTGACCGATAGAATAAAGTCGATAAGACCCGAGTCCTCCTCGACCCCGAAGAAGTTCCCGTCAAAGTTGCCGTTAACCGCGAGGTCAAAGAACGACTGCACGCCAGGGACCAGGGTACCCGTCACCCAGTTGTACAGGTCCAGGCCGGTGTCCTTGATCGTGGTCAGGGCCGTGATGACCCCCGAGTCCGACGCGAGACCGAAAAGGTTCCCATCGTAGGAGCCGGTGGTTACCAGCGTCCAGATCGACTCCAGCGCCGGGAACAGGCTCCCATTAATCCAGCCGAACGCAGCGGACGCACCCTCAGCCACCACGCCCATGAAGTCCGTCAGGGCGGGCTTGATGCGGTCCACGATCTCCATACCGCCCGTGACGAGCGCCGCCTGGAGGTTGCCCCAGGCACCCTCAATCGTGCTGGTAGAAGTTGCCGCCTCCCGAGCCACGTCCGTGAAACCCAGGTCAAGAATCGCCTGGTTGAATTCCTGGGCGGTGATCTCACCCTTCTGCAGGGCATCACGGAAATTGCCCGTGTACGCGCCGTTCTTGAGCAGGGCCTCCTGGAGCTTGCCAGACGCGCCCGGAATCGCGTCGGCCAACTGGTTCCAGTTCTCAGTGGTCAGTTTTCCCTGACCAGCCGTCTGGGTCAACACCATACCGACCGATTTGAAGGTTTCGGCGTTACCGCCCGCGACCGCGTTCATGTTGCCCGCCGCCTCCGCCAGCTGGTCGTATCCTTCCACGCCGTTAGCGGCGAGCTGCGCCGTGATGTTCTGGATGTCGGCCAACTCGTAGACCGTGTCGTCCGCGTACTTCTTCGTACTAGCGGTCAGCTTCTCGATCTCATCCGACGCGACACCCGCGAAAGACAGGGTGTTCTTGAACTTGTCGGTCGCGTCACTGGCCGCCAGCGCCTCCCGAGCCACGTCGGCAAAGCCCACCACCGCGCCGATAGCGCCCATAGCGCCGAGTGCGAGCGCACCGGCCTTGGCCGCGCTCTTGAAAGCGCCGCCAAGGCCGGACTCAATCTTCTTCTCAGCGGGCTTCGTATCAACGTCGCCCAGCTCCTTGCGGACGGACTCGTTCAGGCCCTTCAGGGACGGCGCGATCTGAATCCACGCCGTGCCCAGGCTAAAGCCATTTTCCGCCACGTCAAGCTCCTAACTGTGCGCCGCGACCCACCGTCGCGCCCGTTCCTCACGCCTCTGGGCCTCTGCCTCCGCCCGCTCGAACCATCCAGGCTCAGGCGGGGCAACCGGCTTGGGCACGTCGCCCTTCTTGCCACCCAGGGACGTAATGATTATACCTTCCAGACGGTGGTTAGCGGCGAAGGTCGCCGCCACCTCGTCCGTCCAGGCCGCCGCCCCGCCCATGCGTTTACGGAGCAGCGACCCAGATGGAAGGTTGTCGATCAGCACCTTGACACGACGCAGAGACAGGCCTCCGGTGAAAACCTCCGTCAGGTCAAGGTTGTATGTCATCTGGAAGTCGGCCTCCAGCACCTCCCAGTGGTCCTCCAGGAAGGTGGCGAGGCCGATCAGTTTCCCTGTCGGAGGGACTGGAAGACCGACTGGACAAACTCAACAATCTTGGAGTATCGGAGCTTGCCGGACTCCTCGCGGAGGGCGGTCAGCGCGGCCTCGCGCTCGCCCTCATCCGGGATCATCAGCTCCAACATGGGACGATAGTCGCCCTGCTCCATCGCCACCATTGCGTCGAAGTCATCCACGTCGGTGGGGTCAACATCCAGGGCAACGCCCATCACCTCGACGTGAACGGGCTGGGGCGCGCCAGTGTCGCGCTTGGACTGGGCCTCACGGCGCGCCAGCTCAGCGGCGGAGGGAGCCTTGGTGGTCTTACGGGCGGTGGCGGTCTTGGTAGCCATGATGATCTGTTCTCCTAAATAGGCTATCGGTTAAATTGTCTGTTCTCCAAGGGGTGCGATGCCCACCCGCGCGCCGGGAGAACAGACACGGCGCGCGGGCGGGAGACCAAGGGTCAGACGACCTTCAGGCCCTCCTCGTCGGTCAGCAGGACGTAGCCGTCCAGGACCTCGAGGTTGTACTCGTACACGGTCAGCTCGCCAACCTTGTACGAGATGTCGCTACGCTCGCCCAGCTCCAGACGCTTGAAGACGTAACGACGCTGCTTGCCCGTCGAAACATCGAAAAGATCCGCCACGCCCACGAGTCCCTCGACCTTACGGGAGGTCGAAACCTCCATGCGGGTGATCGAGGACGTGCCCGCCGTGACCTTCTCGGTTTTCAGCACGCCCAGGTAACGCTTCAGGAGTTCCAGCTTGGACTCCAGGAGCGAGGCCTTGAACGTGGTCGAAGACTCGGACATGTAGGTGCGGACAACGCCGTGGCCCTGATGGCCGCGAACCTTATCCACAGAGTCGGACATGCCAAGGCCCATGCCGTCCTCGGACAGCCAGCCCACGTCGATCATGCCCGTGGGCATGGGTGCGGTCAGGTTGGTGATGGTGGACAGGTCGGTGCCCGCCGGGCCGAGATAGAGCGTGTCCTTCTCGGAGCCTGCCATAAAGGCGAGATCAGCGTTAGTCTTGCTCATTGCTTAACTCCTAGCTTCGCTGTGACTTGATACGTCGCCGTGTAGCGACGCAGGTCCGTGTCGGGGTCGGGCAGCTCCGCCGGAGCGGGCGACTGCACGACGGCCACGGGGCCGTCCGCACTCGGGAGAGCGTGAACGGCATCCCCCACGCGGCGGGCAAGCTCGCCCGCCCACCACGAGGTGGCCGCGTAGGAGTCGATGGTGATCTGGGCGGTGTACAGCACCCGGTCGTGCTGACCGGGGCCTCCCGTCGCCAGAACGAGGACGTAAGGGCGGGGGTCCTCCTCGGTGGAGGGGCGCACGCCGCCCACCGTGGTGCCCGCCAACTCGCCCTCAAGGCCCTGGACAACACCAGGGCGGTTCAGGTAGTCGATCACCAGCTTCTGGAGATCGGGGAGCGGGTGGCTCATCGTTAGCCCCTTCCTACGGCGCGTTCCAGCACGTGGTCGCGCGCCTGTCGTTTGCGTGCCTTGTACGTCTCGGGGAGGACGTAGGCGCGAGCGCGATCCTTGCCCACGCGCACGCCCGAGGTGAAGCCCTTACCGGCACGCGAGGCGACCTCCGCCGCCTTCCTGGCGAGCAGCGCCTGCACCTCCGACCCCTTCAGAATGGCCTCCGCCGTCCGCTTGTTCGGCTTGAACTTAACGCTCACGCGGGGCCTCCTTCCGAAGTCGCAAATATACCCCCAGGGGGTACCCTACCAGGGAGCCGACCGGCTCCCACACGCCACCACGCAAACGCACACGGTCACCAGGCAGGACAGAGGCCGGAGCCTCCTCCCGATTATCCCAGTAGATCGTCACGTCCTCGCGCGTCCCGTAGTCCTCGCCCGTGCCCTCGCGGTTCTCGGACTCCGTGGTGGCAACCAGGACCGGGGCCAGCGCGATCTCCTGAACGTCGTGCGCGCGGAAGGCGACCCCCAGGGGGTCGCGCTTCGGCTCCGCACGACGCAGGAGAACCGCCTGTTCCTTCCAGGCATCCATGACACTCACGAGCGACCCTCAAACAGGGTGTCCGCCGACCCGAAAAACGCGGCCGTCGCGCCGTTAATGTCGTCCCGGTCCTGCCGGGTGAGGAACATGTCCCCGCTCGGTGTCGACCACGATGTGGACATGGTGAACGGTCCCGTCGTCTGGGTGACCTGGGAAGCATCCCCGGCCACGCCCGCCGGACGCTGACGCAACGCGCGGGCCACGACGCGGCACACGACCGCCACCCGCACCGACTCCGGCGCACCCTCCCAGCCCGCGCAGCGGTGCCGGATAAGGTCGCTCGCATCCTCCAGGAGGACCTGAGCGCGCGCCGGGGCCGCGTCCACCACCCGAAGGTCATCAGGGGCGAGACGGTCGCGCAGATCGTCAAGCGTAGCGAAGGCAGCGGCGGGGGCGGTCACGTTAGACCAGCTCCTCGTCGGCCTTCTTGCCGGACTTCTTGCCCGGCTTCTCGTCCTCGGTGGGCGCGGCCTCGGGAGCGATCAGACCCAGGTCCTCCGCGCGAGCCGCCAGCTCGCGGACCTCGCCCGCCAGCTTCTCGTCGGTGACCGTAGCCGACCCCTCGATGAACTGGACGCTGCCCGAAGGCAGGACCAGAAGCAGCTCAGGGTAGATGGATGAGTAGATGTTCACGGTGTTCTCCTCGATGGTGGCCCGGCGGCGGGGCCGATGCTCAAGGCCCCGCCGCCGGAGACGATCACGACAGCTTCAGCTTGCCGTGGTGCATCTCGGAGCCGTAGGACAGGCCAATCTCGCCGTAGAGCTGGACGCGATCATACGCGCCCGTCTTTGCGAGAGGCTCCGCGAAAAAATGGCCCTTGCCCGGAATCTCCAGGAAGACCGGGGCGCACTCATCGAGGGAGGCGACCACCAGCGTATCGGCGGGCATGTTTCGGTCGAGCATGATGTTGCACGCACCGAAATCGGTTTCGATGGTCTGGACGTTCACGCCGCCGACCGTGCGGGACGACTCGCGGTAGGAGTTGTCCTTAATGAAGACCTTGGACAGCGCGCGCTTGAGCTTGCCGCCCACGATGATCGTTCGGGTCTCACCCTGCTGGATGCCGCCCTTCTCCCAGACCTTCTGCATGAGGTCCAGAACCAGGTCCTCGGTCAGAGCGCCGGTACCCGCCACGACGTTGGTCGTGATGGCCTCGAGGAGGCCACGGGTCTTGCGCGTGGTCGTGTTGTCGGCGGGGTCCTGGAAAGCACCCACCAGGAACGACTTGTTCACGTCGCGCGCGATCTGCTTCAGGCCCTGGTCGATCTGCCATAGCATCTCGTCCTCGGGCAGGGTCACGTCGCCGATGGTGACCGTCTTCTCGCCGCCCGTGGAGCGCTGGCGAGTGACCGCCTGGCGCGTGTAGGACAGCTCGATAGCCTCCTGGTGAATCTCCAGGACGTTGCGGTTGGTGGAGCGCACGCGCTCCTCCGCCGTGGGGGCCTCCTGGCCTTCCTTGCGCTGACGGTTCTCGTCAGCGTCGCGCAGATCGTAGGTCTGCCACTCGTAGAGGGTGGCACCGGCGGAAACGCCGCCGGTCAGGCCGCCGATAGCGGACAGGAACGGGGTGTCCTCGGGGGACGCGGCGAAAAGCTCGCCGACGTAATTGGGCAGGTTGTAGGTCGTACCCTGACCAGTGATACCGGCCATTGTTTCCTCCTAGATCAGGTTGGAGACAGACGCGAGCTTCGCCAGCTTCAGGCGAGAAACCGCGTTCGTGTCGTTGTTCGCCTCGGCACGGACGAGCATCTCGTCCACGCTGAGGACCTCCCCGCCGGGGTTCTTCGTCCCCACGGTGGGGAGCGTGGGCGTGGAGGCGACCCCGGCAGGTGCCGGGGAAGACTTAGCGAGGCCCGCCAGGGTCTCGTTCAGAGCCTCAAGGTCCGCGTCGTCGCGGATGAAAGACCCGAGCGAGGCCGGGATACCAGCCTTCTCCAGGCGCTGCGCGCGCTTCGCCTCGCGCTCGCGGGCCTCCTCACGGTCGCGCATCTCCTGGAGCTGCGCCTGAAGGGCCTCGACGGTCTCCTGGAGCGCCTTCACCGCGTCCGGAGTGCCCTCAGCGGGTGCCTCGGGCGCTTCGGGAGCGTCCTCAGCGGGGGCCTCCGAGGAGTCCGCGGACTCCTCGGAGGCCTCCTCAGCCGGTGCCTCGGGAGCCGCCGGGGCGGCCTCGTCCTTGGCCTCGGGCGCTTCTGGAGCCGCCGGAGTAGCCTCCGGTGCCTCGGGGGTCTGATCGACGGCGGGAGCGGCCTCCTGCGCCGCCTCCGTGGCCTTAGCCTTCTTCTTCTTCATTCCTGTTCTCCTTCTCCCGAGAAGCCGCCAGCTTCTCAAGCCTGCGCGAGCGGAGCGCCCGCGAAGGACGATCCACACCCTGACCATCCGAGAACATTTCGGGGTGGCCGTCCCGCATATACGCCGTAATTATACGCCCAGATGGTGCCTTCACACCATCTTTCACCGCAGCACGGCGCGCCGACAGGTACGCCGCGTACATATCGTCCGGATGGTAACCAGGCAGCGCCTTGTGCTCCCAGTCCGGCACAATGCGACAGTCGCAGGAGTCGTGGTACTCGTGCCCCGCCCCTCCCGCGAGGTCCTCCGACCGATACACCCACCCCCTGGAGGCCAGGAGCGTGCAGAAAGCGCACGTCTTTCCGACCGGGACGCGGGCGAATCGCGGGGCGCTCGGGTCCAGGTCCGCCGCCCGAAGAATCGACCGGCGCGCGCCCGTCTGAATCTCCCGTCCGATGGCCCCGGCCACGACGCGGATAGCCCGGCCTGGGTTGTCCCGGCCCAGGCCCGCCGCGTAGCGGCTCAGACGGTCGATCCGCTCCACCGAATCAGCAGGGATCAGCGCCTTCGGCGTGTACGCCGTCTTGTAGGAGGGGCGCAGCTCCTGATACCAGTCGAGCGCGCCCTGCGTGAGCGCCGGGCCGTAAGCGTCCACGAGGCTACTCAGGAAACGCTTCATCTCCTCACGCGACAGCGGGATGTCCTCGAAATTCAGAGCGCGGAACAGACTCACGAGCTGGTCTTCCGCGCCCGTGAGCGTCGCCCTGACCAGCTGATCGTAGACCTTCAGCTGCTCAGATGAGGTCAAGATCACCACCCCCGGCGGCGGGGCCGCGAGCGCCACGCAGAATCGCGTCCAGGTTATCCCTGCCCCTCTGCTGCTCAATCTGCGCCCGCATCCGCGTGATCTGCTGGCGCGTGTAACCCAGCTCCTCCAGGGCAACGTCCGTCTTCCCGATCTCCGGGATAGCCTGAATCTGCTTGATCATCGCGTCCGACTGGGACACGATGGACGGACGGGCCGGGTTGCGCCAGTGCGTCGAGATACGCGCCGCGTCCTCGGGCAGAACACCATCACGCAACATCAGGATATTGCGATACACGCGGTTAAGCGCGTAGCTGTTCGCGTCGTTGAAGTCGCTCGCCTCGGTCACCAGCTCCTCACGCGCCGCGTAGATCGCATCCGCCGACGAAGGGTTGTCCTGCACGATGCCCAGCGAGCCGACCGGGAGGGACAGCGCGCCCGCCAGCTCCTGCGCCAGCTCACGGAGCTGGTCGACGTATGGCTGCATGGACTGCTGGGGGATCATATCGACCTCGGGCAGGTCGCCTTCCTCGTCGCGGGATATGCCCTTGACCGACCCGAGTCGCCAGCTCCAGGACCCCTTAATCTGGTCGAAGGTGGCCTTGTCCACGCCGCGCAGGAGCAGGCCGGGCGCGGTGAACAACTCGGAAGACACGTCCATGCGCATCGAGGCGCGCACCGCGCGGTCCACGATGGACAACACGCCGTCCGTGAGCCGCGAGCGCCCCAGCGGTCGATCCAGGTTGCCGCGATAGACGAGCGCCTCCATAGGCGTGCGCCCCAGATGGTGCTCCACATGGCCCGTGACAAACCACCCCTGCGCGCCCAGCGGGGCCATGCTCACCATCACGTGCGGGGTGAGCAGGATCAGCTCGGTGGGCCGACCGAGATAGTCCACGTCGTTGATCAGCAGACCGGCGCGGATGCCCCGGCGACGACGGTCCCACAGCGCCGCCGCCGTCATGGCAGAATACGGGAGGACGAGGACCGGCGGGTCACCCGCCGCCACGTCGCCGGGGAGCGTCGTCAGGAAGGCCACGCCGTGCGTCGCCGCGCTGGCGACCGCCTGCCCGATCTCCGTCGAGAACCTATTCTCCTCCAGGATCGAGGCCAGCCCGTAGGGGTCTTCCGTGCCATCCGGGGCCACCACGCCGTCCCAGTGGCAGCGCGACGTGAGCGAGAAAACCGCCTTCTCCGGCCACGTGGAGACCAGGCGCAGGTCCCGCGCGATCTCCCGTGGCAGCGCAATGTCCAGGCTGTCGACGTACACCTTGCAATCGAGGTAGGCCTGGCGGCGCGCGTTGCCCGGATAGCGCGCCTGCCAGGTGCTCACCAGCTCCTCCAGCGTCGCCTGGAGGTCGCCAGGCAGGCCCGCCACAGTGGGCGCGGTGAATAGCTGGGGTCCCATGCCCGCGATCAGACGCAGGTCAACATTCGTACTCATGCGAGGGCCTCCTGGCTCCGGTTAGGACGGCGGCGCGTCGTCCGCGCCACCCACAGCGCCACGCTCACGGCCTCCAGGGGCACCTCGTCGCCCTCCTGGGCCGTCGAGTGCCACCCCCACGCACCGTCCACCGTCCTGATCTTCTTATCTGACACCCCCACAGACGCATCCAGGGGGTCGCTGTTCGCATTATACCCGCCAGGATGCGAGACCGTGCGACCCCTGACCGCGTTCAAGAAGCCCGAACACGCGGTGAAATACTCCGCGTTATCCAGGACGTGCAGGTAACGGCGCGGCGGGCGCAGCGCGCGCAGGTCCTGCTGGAGCGCCAGCGCGCCAGACCGGCCAGACACACCCACCGCCGAGTAGCGGCCCCGGCGCTCGTACAGCCAGGCCGCGAGCGCGGCGCTGCTCATGGTCGAAAAGTCGCCGGCTTCGAGGTCGATCAGCTCGACGTGAGACGCGCCGGTCTTGCGGTCGTGGAGCGCGCCAGCGACCGCGACGCGCCGCCCGTCCTTCGAGAACGCCACCCCAAGGGCGCGCACGGCCCTGTCCGAGGCCAGCTCCGGGGCAAGCTCGGTGACCCCGGTCGCCTCCCAGTCATCCAGGCTGATCAGGCGGCGCGTGCTGTCGTCCGAGGCCCACCAGCCGAGGCGCTCGCGGGCGAACCCATCGTCCGCGTAGCGGGCGCGCTCTCCCTCAATCACGCTCATCTGGAGCCTGCCGGACGCGACCGCCGGGTTGGTGCGCACCCACAGGCCCCGGTCGTCCGCGTCGATGCCCGCCAGCGACTTCGGAGCACCCGGCGGAGACCACTCATCCCAGCACGTGCGCGAGGACTCGCCGCTCAGCGCGTCGCGGCGCACGCGCGAGAAGACTTCGCCTTCCGCCAGCGGACCCGGCGGGGTCCCCGTGTATATCCACTGCGGGTCACCCAGGGGTGCCGCCGACGTGGTGGGCAGGAGCGCCTCCAGCGCGTCGTCCGTGAGCTGCTGCGCCTCGTCCATCACCAGGACGTCGACCGTGAAGCCACGGCCCGATCCCTTCGAGCGGGCGGCGATCTCGATGGACCCGCCGTTCTTCAAGAAGATGGCCTCTTGGCCGTTGACGTTGCGGATCGACTCAACGAGGGCGTTCAGCTCGGGAAACTTCGCCGCCGGATCGTTCGTCTTCTGCCCAAAAAAGTGCTTCAAGCGGCGGAAGTGCTTCTGCGCGGTCTTCACCTCGTGGGCGGTGTGCAGGATGCGCTCACCGCGACCAATCGCGCCGAACAACTCCCTGACCTCCAGGACCGCGTTTTTGCCGTTCTGGCGGGGCACGGCCAGCCCGCAAGTCATGTGCGCCCAGTTGTCCCCGATCACGCTCAGCCAGTTGTCGATCACCCACGCCTGCCAGGGGTCCGGGATGAGCTGGTAGGAGGCGGATAGGGCGACGGCGAGGTCCCCCAGCGAGTCAATCGCGGGGGACGTAATCGAGGTGACCGGCTCCTGGGAGGCCTTGAGGGCGGTCTTGCTAGGACGCGCGGCGGTCACGCTTGCGCATCCTCTGCTGGAAGATGGCGACCGCCGACGCGCCGTCGCCGTCCGTGGTCGGCTTCGGGCCTCCCTGAGCCTCCGCCGGGTGCTCCAGCTCGTGCAGGTCACGGGACAGGCGGTTGGCGGTGTTCAGGAGGGCGGACAGGTCGCCGGGCTTGGCCTGGTTGATGGCCTCCCAGGCCACCCCCAGGAGGTCGTTCAGCTCCTTCTTGCGGTCGTGGCCGGTCACAGCAGGCCTGCCTCGGTCGCCGGGATGACGTGGGGGATGCCGGACTTCTTCAGGCAGGTCTCCATGAGGTAGGAGACGTTCACGCCGGGCGCGGTGTAGGCCCTGACCGCGCCGTCGATGGCGCGGTTGCGGTTGGCGGCGGTGATCTGCTTGGGGGTGCGCAGGTACAGGCGCGCGCCGCGCTTGCGGTCCTCCAGGTACTCGGCACGGTGCAGGGTGTGGGTGCGGTAGATCGGGTCGCGCTGGCCGACGAATGGCTGGAATTTGCGTCGCAGTTCGCCCCGGCTGGGGAAGATCACGACGGTGTGTGCCCCGTTGGGGGTCTCGTCGAGCAGGTCGAGCAGGTCAAAGTCGTTCATGGGCCGATTATAGCACGTTTGGGCGGTTTAGCGCATGAGTGTTTTAGCGCATGAGTGTTTTAGCGCTTTGAGGGGATGGGGGATACCCCAGGGGGGTATTTCCCAGAGGCCCAAGCGAAATACCCC